TAATATACTTATAAGCCATTCGTTCCTCTTCTATATCAAACATGATAGGGCCTTCATATGCCTCACCAAATAACTCTTTAGTAGTCTTTGGTGTTTCGTATGATAATAGAAACTTAGATAGTTTGTCAAAGGGAATGTAAAAGTCAAAGTCTGCATCTGCTAATGTGCTGAGATATGGTTGTAAATGTGTCTGATAAAACATGTTCTCACGTTTTGCGTGTACTTCACGCATGCTAGTACCATGGAGATAGGCTGCGTGTCTGTGTGCTTCCTCAGGATCTCTCAATATGAGGATGTGCGTGTGTTCGATATAATCATTACAAAGCGCTTTCCAATGAAATGGTTTGACATAAGCTAATGTTGTGCGTGTGCCTAGGTTGTTAAAGAATGGTTCAAATGGTGAAGTACCTATTGGACCATGACAATATATTGTAACGTTCTGTGTCTCAGCATATGTAGACAAGACACCATCATCTCTATATCTTTCAGGCCCGTTCATCTACGTGCGTCACCTTAGCCAACGCATCAAGCACCAGCTTGTTATATTCTAATACATCAAGAAACTCTATGTTGTCGCCCTCAAACTTCATCAATGTCATGCCATGTTTGTCTCGTTTTGAGGCACAAAACTCTATCATCTTCGTTGTTCCCTCTCGAAAACCTAACCTGTATGATGTGTAAGCACACCCAGCTAAGCAAGCAATGTATATAAATGCAAATGTTATTTCTAAATCACTCATCTTTATCTCCTAATCCAAATTGTTTTTCTGTCTCATCAACGATATACTTAGATAACTTGTATGGCGTAACAGCAAACCACCAAGGGAAGAAGGCATGTATAATGCCTGTTACAAATACTGCCAATGCAACAAAACTAAAGAATATTGCATAGACAAAATGGTTTAAATAGCTTGATTTAACTTCTTTTAAATGTTTCATACCTGTATTTATACCTATAGCAAACTGATCTGTTTTAGGTAGTCATCTACCTGCTCATCACTTAGATATCCAAGCACATCGTTTGTGATGTCAGTGGTGTAACATAGTTCGTTATCATCACCTTCAGTTACTGCTAGCTCCCATTGGCCTTTATCCCAACCATATGAAAACTTGTGTCGTATAACACTTGCACCATAGCCATTAGTAAATTTGTATTGTTTTGCCACTCCGCCGTTACATTCCTGCTCGGTAACACATAGTAGTTCTGCTATCATTATATTAACCTCTCTGCTATTGCTCTCATTAAAAATAATAAACCAACACCATTAAGTAGTATTAATGCTCGGTCCTTCCATATCAGTGATACAGTTAACCACAAACTAATGCCAACAAATGATAGATACAAGTCGTATACTTGCATACCTTCTACACCACGAATAGACATTGAGGACAATACAAATGCACTGGCTACCCATTTTAGATACCAATCAAGTGTGTACTTGGGTGTTGCTGATTTGTAGATCCTAGTGGAGTTCTTTAACTCCTCTGGTTCAAACTTTTGCTTTGTCTCTTGTGTACTCATAAATCTCTTTCCAGTTTTTCATTACTTTGGCATCACCTACATAATTTAGAGAGTGGCCGTGTTCCATGAGAATAGCATCGTAACCTATTTCTAAGCCTACCTCAGCATTTACATACTTGTCCTCAACCCACATACTTCCTTCGAACCTAGTGGATAGTTCAACTAGGATCTCATTCTTATCATCACCACAGCCTAGGTAGTGGTATTCAACAAATGTGTCGTTACCAAATAGTTTCTTTAAGTTACATGTCCTTAGCTTTTGTGCTGACTCATCAGTTGATAAACTAGTTACAGCAATAAATCTATAACCTAACTCCTCAGCGATTAACTTCATGTAATATTGAGCGTCTCTCAAGGGTGGGAGGAATCCCATGGCAGCTGAAGAGTTAAACCTCTCAACATACTCTCTGGACTCTAATTTGGTTATGCCGTAAGTAGCACCCACATCATACATATGTGGTGTCTTAATCTCCATGCCCATTGTTGACGACATCCAAGTGTGGAAGCCGAACTCCCAATCTAGGCATACGCCATCACAGTCTGTTAAAATTATCTTATCTTTATTGTACATCATATATCAGTTATTCCTTTATTATACCGTTATTATAGCAGCCTAAGGACCTTTTGTCAAGCATTTTTATAGCTTTTATCGCCTTTATTGTGTGATTTGTATGATTTTTAATGTAATCATGTGCTAATAGTGTCTCCATATCCCACGCTTCACGTTCCCATGGCTCACAACGTCTGTCTGTGTGTTGTTTACCTTTCCACATGTTAACCAAATATGGGGGATATCCGAGGCGTTTATCAGTCAACTCTTTGCGTACATATTGCTTGACGTGTACCATTTCGTGGCATGTAGTTCGTATGAGATTGTAATGGTCCTGATGTTTGTCTAGTTTTATTTCACAAATGTTATCGTGTTGGTGCATACAACTTCCCATTATACCTTCAGTTGTTGTATAATTGCCTATGTGTACGTCTAGATCAAGTGTGCTAAAACGTGGTAGCATTTTGTCTATGCAATATACCATCACATCTAATGCTAGTTCTCTTTGATTTTTACGTCCGCCTTCAAGGTGTAACCAGTTACCTGGGTGCATAGCGAGTATCCTTAACAGTCTATATGTCGTTGCTGTTCTGGGTTGTGTTTGTCTTGTATTTCACTAGCGATCGCAAACTGTAGCTTATCGCCCATGTTGTCGTTTGTTAGTGCGTCTGCTAATTGACTTATCTCTACAGATGTCAGCCGTCTAATAGTCTCTGCTATTTGTACTGGCGACATTAACTTTTCTTTTACATATTTCATCTGTTGTTCCTCAACATATCTGCTTCTACTGCTCCAAATCCGCCTAGAATTTGATCCCTAGACATCCTAGGTTCTAGTACTTCAGTGGTTCCTTCTTTTGGTCCTCTGTGGTATACTCTAGTAACAAGGCCTGAGTTATATGCTGTTTCAATATAACCATCTTGTCCTAGTAAATAGTTTACCTCACCGGCCCATTTCTCTGCTAGTATTATATTTTTCTGATTCTCGACTACATCATTATATTCTGTCATGTTATTCCTCAATTTCTATATACATTATAAGTTCTTGTGGAGCTTATGTCAACAGTTATATACATCTTTTGGTCCTATCACAGATAAAAAAACGGGTTACAGATGACTGCAACCCGTTTCTCGTCGGATTGTAACTATCCCTTTTCCGCTGTATAAACGGTCCAGATGCCATAAGCCAATGCTGGCCAGGCTAATAGTTTAACAATAGGCGCGGCTACAATAACTAACAATGAGATACATACGATGGTTACACCATCCCATGAGGTTCTCTCAAATAATCTATCTTTAATATAGTCTACCATATCTCCTCCTAAAGGTTTAAAGGCTGTTCTTTTTGTCTTGGATCTCTCCTCGACGGGTTTTAGCTGCTTTGGTTAGTTCCATAAGAGCTTTACGGGCTCTAGCTGCTGAGGCTTTTACACCTTTTGTTTCAAAGTTTTCAGACTCTGCAATGTAAATAGCAAATGCTTCTACTAATACTTCATGTGTCATATTGTTCTCCATAATGATAATTTATTGTGTATCTAGATCGACGTCCGGTGTTGTCTCTTCAGCGCCTTCTTGAAATACATACTCTGGGTTATTAGCAAGTTCTAGGTATTTAGCCTCGTCCCAACCTGCTCTAGGAGCAAAGTTGTTAGACCAATCAGATACACCAGTGTTAGTCCACCCTTCGCCAGGTAGCCATTCCATGTTTGTATCAGCATTGTAGAATACATCATGTGTATCTTCATGCGTTGGTGAAAGCCATGTTTGAGTAACAGCACTCCAATACGAACTAGTACCTTCAAGTTCTACCGGCATTTCGTGTGTTGGTGTTTCTGGATGCTGGTAGTCGCCCGGTGCAGGTGGTGTAAACCCATCTGTTTCCCCTGCTTCATATAGTGCAAGTTCCAACTCTAGGATTTGTTCCTTGATATTAAAAAGTATCTCAAATACTTCTTTGTTTGATTCAATAGCCATTTCTATCTCCTTGTTATTTAGATTTTGGTTGTTGTTTGTCATCTTCTCTAGGAATAACACTCCATCTACCAAATAGTCTTACAGACCAATAGGCGGGATATGCTTTCCAATTAGCTGTTGGAACATCTGCTTCCAACATAGCCTCTAAGAAGACTTTATCAGCTACAAGCTTTGCTTGCTTTGCTGATTGTTTAGATTCGACTGTTTCATCTTTACCATCAGAACCAATGGGATATCCATTTTTAATTCTGTTTTGTCGTATTGCTGAGTATAAAGCGTCGTGTATAACAGCAGCTCTCGCTACGTCAAACGGTGCTATTACTACCCAAGCAATTCTAGGTACAGATGCTAAGTCTGTTTTAAATCCTTTTTTAGCTGTGATTTTACCAGCTCTGTTAATGGTGGCGCCAACTGCTTTTAAGGCAGCTCTGTCATCTTCCGATAACTTATCACTATCAAAAACTAAACTAGAATCTAAAGTCCACGTTTTAGGTGGGGTGAATTTGGCATCTAGTAGCCTGTTAAATTTAGACATAATCTCTCCTTTTATTAACTGTTCTATTCTTATTTATAAATACTAATAGGTACACATTACAATATAGGTACTTTAAACACACATATGTTGACAAATGGTTGTTTAGAGTGTATTGTATTGTTTTAAATAATAAAGAGGTAACAGTTATGAGTCAATTAGATTTTAATGTAAATAGATACGGCGACATGAGAATTGCTATATTTCAATCCAAGTGTAAGAATGGCGCTCCACATGAACGTGTCAAAGGTGCCACACCGATAGTACTAGAGAAGATACAGACAAAAACAGCCACCAGGAACATAGGTCGTATGAGTCTATCTGAATTAACCAAAATTTTAAGCATGTCAGCTAAAGAGTACAAATTCATAGACAAGTCTGGCGGTGAGCATGGGAAAACAACTTTATTCAAGAGTGATGAGTACAAAGGCGGTGAAGGTGAGGGGAAAAAGACATTCAACAAAGGCAACGTTGCTGAATTAATATTTGCCGCTGCCATAGCTTGTAGGTTCAAGAGTAAGGAACAAAACGTTACCGAGAACAACATAAAGAGTATGATAAGATCCTTGGGCGCTAGCAATACTGGTAAGAAGTCTTGGGAATCTAAGAATAAGGATGTAACAATACTCGATACTGTGTGTCTTCAATATGGACTTGCTCTTAATAACTACAGGGCTGTTAAGGATATGTCTCTTTGGTCAGCCTTTTCCAGTGAAATTAGCGGCGCTGTAGACTATGCCAACAGCACTATCGTACAAGAGTGGGCGGATTTGTTTTATGTCAATAATGTTAAGAATGAGATAACAGTACTAGCAGACGGTGAAACAGACCAAACAGGTACAAAGGTAGACGTAAGAGTTTTAGCAACAGACCATGAAGGAAAGACTATACCAGTTAACATTAACGTATCACTTAAGATTGGTGGCGTAGGACAGTTTGGACAGATGGGAGGTGTAACATATGAGGTACAAAAGACACTTTGGAAAGAGTTCTTTAATGTAAGCTTGCCGTTCTCTAAGTCTATGTTCAACTCTAAGCTTGGTAGTTTAGCACACGAAAAGGATGCTGCTGTTGCGCTTATGTACAGTTACAAACAAGTAGCTAATAGTGTGGCAACATCACTGTCTGGTAAGGAAGGAAAGAGAGTGTTGGCTAAATCTATAATAAAACACCTTACATTAAATGAGGATTATGTTTCACTCGTAGACTTGAAGGGAGGCGCTGCTATTAACTATAATTTTGATAAAATTCATGACATGATGGAAGGCTTAGACTTTTATTCAGTTATAGGCGTAAGTAAAGGTAGAGGATCTAGTGAAGACTTACCTCTTATGTCTATATATGTTGATAAGAGGAAACGGCCTGATGATCTATTTATTGATATAAGAGTTAAACGTGGTGATTATGGGGCTGACGGATTACCTTACTACAGAAACATATTTGAGAAGAAGAAAGCATTTACAAACCTATTAGGTGTTAAACTCTGATATGAGTAAAGCTTCGTTATTTTTCTTATTCAATCATAAGAATACATTGTATATCGTGGACAACACCCAAGTCCAGGATGTACCAAAGCCTCGTGAACTTATTAGAAGGTTCTCTACTATTGAACAAATAAGACAACACGCGCTACACTTAGGATTAGAGATCGCTAACGATACAGCGAGAGAAAGAACAAAACATCACACACCTGAAGGTATAGAAAGGATACGCTTGGCTAAACTGGGCGACAATCATCCTGCTCGTAAGAATGGCAGGGATGCTGAGTTTAGAGATAAGGTATCAAGAACGATGACGGGTACTAGGAGAGGTAATAACAATCCAATGTATGGTAAGGCTCATAGAAAAGAGACTAGGATTAAAATGTCCCAAGCCTCTTTCTTTAAGGAGCGTCGTAGATGGTGTGTATCACCTGAGCAAGTAACAACAACAATCCCTGTTAGTGAACCACTACCAGAAGGCTGGCAATGGGGTAGGTTCTACGACAAATACAGGCCTGATCCTATTCAGTTGCCAGATCCACAGGAAATATCTTAACAATAGCTTCAGCTATACTCTCAGCTAGTTGAATATGTTCTAGCTGCGTGCCATTAGCCCTACGGAGCTCAATGTAGTGAACCCAACTACGCAACGTTCCATTAACATACAGTCTACTCATTGTATTTCCTTCGGGTAGTACTGCTCTTGCTTGTTCTTTAGCAATGCCGTTCTCAATAGCCCAGTCGTAAGCCATCTTTGCAGTCTCTATTACTGCTGATTGCTTGTTAGCCCATTCATCATACAATACACCATCATCACATACAATAGAATTTTGCCTGTTCTTTGGATCTTGTAAACGTGGTTCTCTAATCTCAAACTCTAAATCCTTTGTAGGATCTGCATACCGCTGGCTGAATTCTTGAAAGCTAAAACTCCTGTGTCGTAGAAGTTGTCTTCCTATGTCTCTAGTTGTCTCCACTTCCATGCACACACTAACCATCTCAAGTGGCGACCAGTGTTTATGTTTAATTAGATATTTAACCAGCTTCTCGTTGGTTGCTGAATTGTTCTGATTGTCTGGGTTACTAACTCTAGCACAATATGCTACAAGATCTAGCATTGATATTTCCCCTGGCTTTGAGCCTACTTGAAAATCTGTTGGTCCAGGGCGTGCTTGGGTGTAACTAATTAGTTTAGTCTTCATCGTCGATCCTTTAGGATTACTTGGTGGCTGTTTTCTTTTTAGCTGGGGCGCGTTTCTTCTTAGCTTTAACTGGCTTCACATAGTCTGTGATACCAAGCAGGCTTAGAATGCCTTCTAGTTTAGGATATATTGTTAACAACTGCACATCTTTAATTGCTGTTATTAAATGAGCTTCCTTAAAATGTAGTCCTTCTAACGTGGACATCCAATTCATTTCCTGTTTCCATGCTGGAAGATTTTTCATGTTAGACTGTTGATCCATGAATGTTTTAATACGTCTATACTCTAAGGCAATAGTTGTCTCACCCATACCAGGGGGTGTATCATCTTTGATCTTTACACTATCTGGCATACCATGAGGTAAACCCCAGTCTGCTTTATCAGCGCCTACACCTAATCTGACTAAAGGAACCACTGTCTGGTTTTTAGCTGCAATAGTTTTAAGACGTTCAACTTGATCTTCTTTCTCATCTATTTCAAAGACCCAATCAAGTGCCTCATCTAATTGCCTAAACTTCGTACCGAGGTTATTCAAACCAGGGATCTCATTGCTTTTCTTTGTGCTCATATTGTATTCCTAAAATTCGTCGATGACATCAATCATATGTTTCATCTTATGCTTAATAAAATAATTCAACAAGTGAGACTTATCTCCACCTTGTTGAGCTGTATAACTATGTATAATACCTTCTTGTATCTCCTGTGGACATCTGGTTAGATCGACTAGTTCTTTATTACGATTATAGCCATGTGCCATGTCGCCATTAACAAAATGCTCTGGTCTTTGTGTTACCCACTCTGCTAATAGTTTCTTACGGATAGGAGTTTGTCTAATACCATCTACAAAACAGTTGTCTGGTGATAGCATGTTAGGTACGCCATCTCCCTTGTCACCTATAATAATGTGTTCAAGTAGTATCTGCTCTGCTGGTACAGAAATCTTCACCCACTTCTTTTGTGCGGGTGCAAACTGTTTAATGTTGGGCCATTTCTGTAACTGTTGAAAGTCGTGATCTCCAGATATAATGAGGTAAGGTTCAGACACGTTATCGCCAAAATCTAACATGCCGTTATCCTCTGGTGTGCCACCGCTAGTCTGACTATACCTAGCGAGTGTGCCTATAACATCATCAGCCTCAGCACCCTCTACGTTAATCACAGGGTACGGAAACACCTCATCTAACTCGTCTCTTACTAAGTTAAGAGCATCAAATATAGTACCCCAGTCCATGCCACTGTTATCCCTAGTCTTCTTACGTCCTGCTTTGTACTGAGGGAACACTTCACGTCTCCAGTAATGTCTGTTATCACAGGCTATTACCATTTCACCAAACTCTTCTCTGTGCTTCTTATTGTAAGCTCGTATGGTATTGAGGATCATGTGTCTAAGTAAAGGTACATTAACATCCACATCAGATCTGCCACGGACCTCAGCCATGAAGGCACCAATTGCTACTTGATTATAATCTATAACTATCATTTACTGCACCTTCAATAGTAGCATGTTAGGATTAATACGAGTCTTAACAGGCATTTGCTTGCCTCGGATCTTACCTACATAATCCTGTATTGCCTTCTTGCTTAGTTTCATAAAGCCTTTGAGTTGTTCCTCATGCTTCCTTAGAGTCTTTTCATATGAGAGTTTGTCGTCATATCCTTGTATGCTTGTGCCATGTACCGTGAGCCCACCTTTATCTAAAGACATATACACTCCCAATCTCTTACGCTTAATATCGTAAGTCCATACCTCAGTACTACCTAGTATGTCAACAGGATTTATAGAAGCAATTTTAAGATCCTTCTCAGCCTTCATGTACCTTAGTCGCGATACTATCTTACGAGGATCCTGAGGCTTCTTACGTCTGACTACTTTCTTAGAAGTCTTAAACGTTTCTAGAGATACTAGACCTTCGGCAAACCACTTCAACGTCTTCCTTAGATTGGGTGTATTAATAAAAGCGTATCCTTCTACCAACTGTTCGTCCCAATCACTCCTCGGACCTTTAAGTTTACGGACTCTTGCTAACTCATCAAACTCTTGTTTGTTATCAGATAGTTCTTTATGTGCCTCTTCAACTTCCTTAGCATTTAAGCCTATAGAGTTAAGTAGGGATTCCATCGATTGATACTTTTTGCCAGTCTGTACATTATCCAAACTCTCATCAGTAGCAGTGAGGAACTGTCCAAGGTTAGGCCTTATAACAACTACTTTAGGTTTAGATACTGCAACCTCTTTAGATGCTAGTTTCTTATCACCTTGTTCTAGTAAGTATTCAAGCTTCTTTTCAATAAAGTCTCTCAACTGTTGTGGCATGTATCCTACTTTACTGCTGAACCAAGCATGCTGTCCAATTGAAATGTAAGCATAGTCAGGGGCAGCTAAAACTCTAGTCTGAATGTCTTTAGTCCAGCCTGAAGTTTTAACCCAATCCCTGAATGCTTTATTAGATTCACGATCAGATATTTCCTGGTGTACAAAGTAGTTCGTACTTCTCCACGCAGCGTATCGTTCGTCTTCTGTTGTGGCCAGTGAGTGCACTGCCCAATTTGGCTCAGTAGTTAAGTACTGAGATCTGTTTTTAGATTTTGCCATTTAAGGACTCCTTTTGTATTAATAGTAGTAATTATACGACCTATTGAAGTACAAGTCAAGAAATCATTTCATCTTTTGGTCCTACTCGGTGTCGCTTAATACAAAAGTACTAGGATTTTTTGGTTGTTTCCTATTGTCTCCTAGTGACGCAAAGCTTATGACTGAATCATATCTCATTGAGCGCCAGCCATCATTCTCATAGTCGTATACCACAAGTATGCCAGGTTTTGCTCTTGACGATAGCTCTTTGTTGTATTCTTCAGGCAATTCTTCCACTCGTAATGTGCAATACATTGTGCGGACATCACCGTTAACCTTTTGGAATACAAATCTTCCGTATGTAGTCCTCAGTAGTTCTTCTATATCTCTTCGCCAGTCATCGTTGTTACGTTCTGGGTGGAAATTCATTTCTTCTATATTAGCCATTATTTGTTACCTTTCTTTTTGTCTATTAACCATTGTAAGTCTACTTCCTTCTTAGGATCCATAGCAGACTCTTTTCCATATTTGTTTGATACCCATTCATCATCGTCATCGTGAGCTAGAATTATAGGACCTTTTAAATGTTCTGGTCCTAAGGTTCCATCTGCTGGTAACTCAATGAGTATATCAACATCTTCACGCACTTTTACTTCATCCTTCAGTTTAAAATATTGTTGCCAAGGATCCTTAGTTGTTATGCTACTACTAGCAGCCCAACTACCTTCTTCTGGTTTCTCTCCTGCTTCAAGTTCCGGTACACTTTCTTGTACGTCTTCTTGTGCAATTTCTACACTTTCTTGCGGTTCATCCTCAACTGCCTCTATTTCATCATCCATAACCACTGACGTTGCATTGTCAGGCATTACGGCAACTGCGTATATCCGTTCACCACGTCTTTCCTTTAAACTTAAATTAGCTGCTATAACTAATATGATCGCTAAAGGATCGAATACAAATATAAGTAGCATTATAACAAATTGTACAGCTTTGTCAACTGCTGCTGTACCACTTTCGCCATATAATAGTTGTGCTACATATTTAATCGGTCCTATCTCTTGTTCTAACTCTCTAACAACAGAGTTCTTGGCATATAAGTCTGTGCTATAGTCCTCTATTGAGATATAAACTGCGTCTATTTGTCCCTGGAGATCATCGATTTGTATGTCTCTATTAGATTGTGCTGAACCCTCATTATCTCTTAGTCTGTTTATCTCAGCATTGGCATTGTCTATTGTTGTTTGTGTGGATGTTCTGTATTCTACTATCTGATTACGATATCCTGATATCTGTTGTTCTGCGTATCCTCTGAGCTCTGTCATCTTATCATCAATAACACCTCTCTCAGTTTTTTGTTCTTCCCGTACTTCTAAGCCTGTTGCCACATTATCTCTACGATTAAAGGCTCCGCCTGTAGTACCTTGGCTTGTATAAGATGCTACTATAGCGTCTAAACCGTCTACCTTTGACTGCTGTAGTGCCAAATCAGTGTCCAAACTAGCTCTAATCTTATCTATTTGCTGTTCTGAGTAGTCTATGTCACCTTGTATTCTTTCCCAGCTCGTATCTCGTATCTCTTCCTGTTGACGTATAGATTCTGTAACATCTAATACACCACCATCTTCTATTCTTTGTATCCTGTCTTCTAATGTGGTTATCTTCTCCTTCTCTCTATCAACCAACGATTGTAATCTAACTACCTCAGCTCCTGCGTCTCCAGAGCTAGCTGCTTGGTCCATGTGTGCCTTACTTAGGAATCCAAATATACCAACAGAGGTTATGATAGATAACACAATGACTGCAAGTATCATGTATGTCTTCATTAGGAAGCCTATGCGTTCCCAATACTGATACACCCAAGATGCTGTTACTAGTTTAGCTATCTCTAATACTACACCCATTGCCAGTATGGCCATAGGGAGAGCAGAAAATATTGCAATAAGGCCTGCAATGGAGAAGTACGCAGCCACTACTGATATAGCAAGTGCTGAGAACAGCGTCATTATAATAAATGATAGGTTGGATTGTTTAACCATCTTGAGGACTCCATTGAATTGGTTCAAAGTCTTTTAAAAAGCTAGCTCTTATTCTTACATGTAACATATCGTTGATACATTTCTCGTCGTGTCGTTGTTGCCATTGTAATAAGAACTCCTGCATCTTTGCTGGTGCTCTAGTAGGGTATTCAATTATTACTTCTTTTGTAAGTAATGCCTCACCCTCATGTGGTTTACAATCAGCTGTCGCCTCTGCTAGTACTGCTTTGATCTTAGTTGAGCTACCAAAGTATTTCTCGAACTGTTTATCTGTCTTACAAGAGTATCCAATGTAGTATCTTCCGTCTGGGAAATAGGTACAATATACTCTGTGTGTTTGTATTGGTTTCTTTTTTCTTTTTGCCATAATAGTATTTATATGTGTTAATGTGATCTCTTTCCGTCGAACACACATACAAAGTACATAGGATCGTCTGTATCGTTAATAACCTTATGGAACTCCCCATCCTTTATTAACACCACATTACCAGGTTTGACAACATGAAACACCTCATCTATTTGTAATATGCCTGAGCCACTAACAAATTGATAAACTTCTTCTTGGCCTGGATGTTTGTGTCCACTAGTAGACTGGCGTGGATTAAGCAACGTGCTGCTTAATACTAAGTTATTTAATGTAGTGTTATCTTTAACAGTATACACTTCACTCTTTTTTGAGACATAACCACCAATTTCATCAATAGTCAGTAATCTCTTCTTCTCCTTCAAACGGCTCGTCATTGACAAACTCCTCTTCCAATTCAAGCTCTTCTCCACAAAATGGACAGAACTCTACATTATAAAATGTGTGGTCTAAGTCGTGTAAGAATGAACCGACTCCCTCACATGATGAACATTCTACTCTTATCTTCTTCATTTAATTACCTGCGATAGTTTATCGGCTGCTTCTGTGTGCCACCAATCGCCTGCGTGAAACAAATCTCTTGCGTATTTGTTCACATTGAATAATATGTTTTCTTCCTCATCGTCAGAGTAGAAAACGCTCTTTAAAAACTGTTGTTTAAATACTTCCATGTCTCTATCGTATGGTCCACTAATATTAAGCCAATCGCAATTTACTTTATCCTTCATAGGATCTGGTGAACTAATTTCTAATATAATAAGCTGTATTCCTTTATCCTTACAAATATTTTCAGCAAGTTTAAAATATATATGCTGTTCGAGTTCATCAACACCCGTTGCTTCTCTTAAATGTAGTGACTGGATTGCGTTATCAGCCCACTCTTTCCCTCTCGTTCTTTCTATTCCTTCTCGGTACGCCAAAGTCCATGGTCCTACTGTTACCATCTTATCCTTTTCAGAAGGATCAGGTACTGAAAATAGTTGGGGTAATACTGATTGCATTATAACAGCCTTGGGGGCGTTGTAATTAGTTACAAGATTAACAAAATTATGCATCTGTTCTAAGTTACTAAACCCTGCCACACCCATATTGTAGACTGGTGTGTTAATAGTTCTTTGTAGTTTTTGTTGGAAAGTATCCTCATACGCAACACCACCGCCCTCTATGGGGCTGCTACCAAGGGTTACAATGTAGGGTTCGTATTGTATGTCCTGTAATAACTTGTCGTCTCTGAACCCGTCGCTATTGTATGTATATGTCAACTTGGACTTTGTGTTCGCATAGTTCCAAGCAATACCAAACCTTTCAGTTATTCTATTATACCATGCCTCATTGTCGGGTTCCATCCAATCATGTGCAACGTTTCTTTCATTATTCTTAACAATGAAACCATTAGGATCTAAGAAACTTTGTTGACTCATTTAGCTGCTCCCCACACCTCACCCCAGTCTCCTGATAAGGCGCCTCTTGCGTAATCTGTAGATCTATTCTCAAAGAAGTTTGTGTGAGTAGGAGCATTAATCATGTCCTCAACCCACAACAAAGGATTCTTCTTAACTTTAAATATGCCTTTCATCCCCATACTTATAAGTCGTCTATCTGCAATATATCTGATGTATGTCTTTACATCTTTAGGTGTTAAGTTTTCCATATCACCCATGCTAAATGCCAAGTCGATAAACTTCTCTTCTAGTTCTACCATCTTCTCGGCTATTGTGTATATAGCATTCTTTAGCTCATCATTCCAAAGCTCTTGGTTCTCTTCAATATAAGTTCTAAACAATTTAATCATTGACTCTGAGTGCATTGTCTCATCTACAATACTCCATGTAATAATCTGTCCCATGCCTTTCATCTTACCGTGACGTGGGAAGTTTAACAACATAATAAAAGATGAGAACAACTGCATACCTTCTGTAAATGCTGAGAAGGCTGCAATGTTTGTAGCTACAGAAGCTGGTGTTCCGTTAGCTGCTGACAATTCCATGAAGTAATCATGCTTATCAGCCATTGTCTGATACTCTAGGAACTCGCTGTATGTACTATCAGGCATACCCAATGTCTCAATTAAATGTGCGTAAGCAGCTACATGGAGAGCCTCTCTGGCTGCAAACCCTGACAACATCATACGGACTTCTGGTTGTGGGAAGTAGGGTAGGTAGTTGTTTACATACCCGCCTGCTACATCAATATCTCCTTGTACAAAGAATCTAAATATATTTGTAAGGAAAGACTTCTCAGGATCTGTTAGTCTAGATTTCCAGTCCTTGACATCATCTGCCATAGGTACTTCTGTGTGCAACCAATGTGATTGCTCATGTTTTAACCATGCGTCATAAGCCCATGGATAATTGAACGGTTTGAAATAACTACGTTCATCTGTTAATTTTAATTTTGCCACCATATCTTCCTCTACTAATTTATACCATTGTCTATATGTCCTGCTATTGCAAAACCCTGTTCTCTTTCTTTACACCAGAAACACTCACCACATCTGCCTCGTATCATCTCTACACAAGAGTGGGATACTTCTGATATGCCTTCTAATATACCAAGACTATATGCTAGTGTAACTATCTCATCTTTTGTCATATCTGCAAATGGTTGTCTTATAATATCTTTTATGGGTGTTCCTTCGTGCACCGCATCACTATCCCTAGATAAATTCCTATCTCCTGGTATGTGATAACTGCATAATGTTTTGTAATTGTCTGGATAGGCATTGACGCCGGTGTAAACTATGTCTGCATATCCATCTAAAATAATCTCTCTAATACCACCCATTAACTGAGCAGCTACTTCATCTCCTTGGTAAGGTTCGTCTCTATTCCAATCTACAGAGTCTGCATGTACTACTATTGGGTGTAATTGTTTTGTGCCATAATGATTACAACTACCCTCCAACATTTTAGTAGCATATGTTAATGCACCGTCTACTTTAGGAACAGTAAAAGGTATACATTTTTGATTCCGTGTTAAACACTCACCGTATATAATGTGCCACATTATTGAACTGTCAAACCCGCCCGATACTACGACACCTATTGTCTTATTATGGGGAATTTCTATTCGCATATTACCTCTGCTAACCTTTTAATTGACTTTGGCCCTGGGTGCATATTATCAAAGCCTCTGTCTAAGAATTCGAGATGATATAAACCCTTTGCCCAACTATATTTGTACCAACCTATTTCTAATGCAGTTGGATTTAAAACTCCAGGCGCTCGCACCACTGGTTTTATATACCATTCAAATATCTCTGTTCTACCTTTACACATTTCTCTTACTGCCATCATATAGTCTGATGTTCTTACTAATAAAGTCTTTGGACATAGCGAAATCATATCTTTTCCCACACCCATCTCCGGGGTGATATTCGATGTCCAATGTCCTATTGCCTCTACTGATAAAACATCTGCATTTTGCTCATTCACAACACACATTCTCCAAGGAGACGTCCATCCTATTACTACTTTCTTTGGATAACCATGTTCTGTTACATGTCGTACAAACTTTTTAAATATGTGTTCATTAGACTGTGCTGGATAACCAAAGTTATAAACCTTCTTTGCCTGTATATTTTCTAGTTGTACGTGCAGTCTATCTTCTTCATCTATTGCCTCGCCCCATGTACAAGAATCACCGTACAAGGCTACAGAATCTGCCCACTCAACGCCTGGTCCATCGTAATGAGGGCGATGTCCTTTTATAGGAGTGTAATATAGCTTAATAATATGCGTTCTCCTTTATACTATGATCTGTAACATCTCTTACGCCTTTAAGCTCAGGTATTGCAGCCATCAATTGGCTTTCAACCCCATGCTTTAATGTTGCGTCTACTCCAGCACATCCTTGACATCCGCCACCAAAACTTAATACTACTATATTGTCTTCAGTTATCTCTACCAGATTACATTCACCACCATGTTGAGCGACACCAGGATTTATATCGTTATATAGAATATAATTAACTCTATCTACTAGTGTAGCGTCTTCTCCTACCTGAGGCGTGCGTGCCTGTGGAGCTTTGATAGTAAGTTGTGCGTTGGTATTGTGTGTTGCATAATCTACTATTGCGTCCTCTAAGTAAGGTACACTCTTTTTATCTATGTATACCTTAAAGGTTTTGTATTGCTCAAACAAATCATCATCTAGTTCTTCACCAGGTGCCGAAAAGGCAAGACAAGTCTCTGCCCGTACCTGGCCTGCATTCTCAATAAATATTCTTACTGCAACATCTTTAATAGTGTGTTCTGTAAGTATCTTTGTGAGGAACTCTTGTGCCTCAGCTGTTATGGTTACTGGATTTATCATTAGCCTTCACACGCTAAACATTCGCCATCTGCGATTGCTGCCATATCTAATTCCTGAATAATCTCTCGTTCGATTCGTTTACTTACTCTATCTGCTTTACCTAGTTTCTCAGAACGGCAATAGTATAGTGTCTTAACACCTGACTTCCATGCTAGGAAATGTACTGCGTGTAGGTATTGTATATTAACATCTGGCCTGAAGAATAGATTCAAAGACTGTGCTTGATCTATAAACTCCTGTCTATCTGCTCCATGTTCTATTAACCAACGTTGATCTATTTCCATAGATGTTTTAAATACTGCTTTCTGTTCGGGTGTTAGATGTGTTATGTGTTGTACTGATCCATCGTTTCCAATAATAGAGGACCATATTTCGTCATAATTTGTCCTAGGGTTAGCCTCACAATAATCTTTAATAATAGCATCTAGATATTTGTTCTTATTAAGGTAAGCGCCTGACAATGTGTCTTGCCTATAGGCATTCGCCCTTAGAGGTTCAATACTAGGTGAAGTGTTACCCATTATAATACTAGAACTAGCATTAGGGGCAACAGCCATAACATGACTAAACCTTCTACCTGAGCCTTTAACATCAGGAGCCTCTCCTCGTTCTTTACCTAGAATCTGATTAGCTTCATCTAGTCTAGTTCTAATGTGTCTGAACATTCTAATGTTAGCGCCCTTTGCTTGAGATGTTTCCCATGCCAGCTTATTCTTCTGAAGATAGGCATGGAATCCTAATGCCCCAACACCAATACTCCGTTCACGTTTCGCTGAGTATACAGCTCTCCCTACTTCCTTTGGTGCTTTCTTAATAAAGAACTCTAATACATTGTCTAACATCTCAGCAACGTCTTTTAAAAATTGTGGTTGTTTACTCCAAGTATCGTAATATTCTAAGTTTACACTGGACAAACAACATACTGCTGTTCGTTCCCTGTTTGTAGGTAATATAATCTCTGAACACAAATTACTCTGGTGTATTTTAAGTCCCAATGCCTTTTGCTCTGGGTTCAATGCTCTATTACTTGTATCAATATAATGGATATAGGGTTCGCCAGTTTCCATTCTTAGTTCTAATATCTTTTGCCATAGATCCTTAGCTGATACGGTGTCTTTAATCAATCCACTATGAGGATCTGTTAAGTTCCAGCCATCGTCTGCATCAGGATCTACCATACATCTTTCTATTATAGACATGAAAGCATCTGTGATGTTTACTCCATGATGAAGGTTAGCGCATCGCATGTTAGGATCGCCTGTTCCCTTCCTCATTTCGAGGAACATCATAATATCCGGATGACTAATATCAAGATAAGTAGCATAGCTACCGCGTCTAGTGCGCCCTTGCCTGTACGCCAAGCATGAGGCATCGTAAGTCTTAAGATGAGGCATAACCCCAGTAGACTTATCGTCGCTTGATCTAATACCAAAGCCGATGCCGACACCACCGCCAAGCATGCTAAGCCAGTTTGTTTCTGATAAATTTTCAACTAATCCCTCCGCTGTATCATCAATAAAATTTAAAAAACAGGATATCGGCATACCACGTTTAGATCTACCATATGATAAGATAGGTGTGGAGTATGATAACCAATGTTTACTACTGTAATCGTATAGTCGTTGTGCGTGTGCTTTATCAGAACCGAAAATGCTACTTACATAAGCAAAACGTTCCTGTGGAGATACTTCCTCATCCTTCATATAACTTTCTTTAAGTCTCTGTATTCCTAATATATCAAAAAGATTGTCTCTATCTAGGTCTACTGTTACTCCATGGTATTCTGCTGTCTTCATTTATCTATCTCTTTGTTATCTAATTCTGTTTTTAATTCTTTTATTCTAATATACGCACTTTGTAGTTGTCGCTGTAGCTCGTATACTTCATTTCTCAGGGCTCTTTCTATCATGTCTTTGGCTAGAATTGCCTGTCTATATGTCTCTTGTTCGCCGCCTAAATTTAATTTATTCAACACTTTCTCCAAGCTGTATATTTTAGTTCTGCCTCTAAATTCTGGAAGGTATTATTACTTATAACATCTTCAACGTTGACTCCAGCTATAACCATTTCATTAATATCTTTAGCCTCTATACTCTCAGGCCATATAACAACCTTAATCCCATTGCGTATATGCTTTAGTAAAATATTACATACCTCAACATTATGGGGCTGATTATCTATGATAATAATATCATTATCTCCTGGTGTTATCTTACCGAAGGCTGTGCCAGCACATGCAATACTATTTGTTAGAAATAAACTATCTAAAGGACCCTCTACTATTTTTACTGGCGTATCTTTACTTATAACATCTAAACCGAAGATGGTAGGTGAATCTTCAACTATTTTCACCATTATATATCTCAGGGAGCTGTTGCCGTAATCTCTCAAAGTAAGGCCTGTTAGTTTACCATCTTCGCTGAAGAATGGGATAGCCAATCGAGGTTCTGTAGTTTTAATTCTATCTTTGTACTTTGGAGCTAATTGAGATATAGTACTAATATCGTCTATGTGATATAGTCTATGCCAAACATCTTCAGGGATTTGCCTCGACTTACAGTACTCTACTGCAATGTGTGTATGTGTAGTACCACATGCCTCAGACAATTTATCTACTCTATCCATAATACTGTCTATAAGTTTTTCTTTATTCTGCTTCCTAGCACTGAAGTCAGGAGCTTTAAAGTCAAACTCAAATACTTTCTCTGGATTGTTGTTGCCTTGTTTGCCTGTGTGGCCTGCATTGCCTTCGGTGTATCTTTCTAAGACATATTGCTTATGTAGTAAAGGATCTATTGTCTTTAAGAGATTACCAAAAGTTGTCCCTGCATCGCAATTATGGCACTTATAGAACATATCGTTACTCTTCCTATACAAGTAACCACGAGCTTTGTTTTTCTTCTTATCGCTGTCGCCACACAAGGGACACCGAAAATTAAACAGGTAGTCGTCTTTTCTCGCAAACCGCTGAAAACGGTGGGAAGACATGTTTATATATTTCAAATCTAAGTGTAACATAAGACATATTATACGACCTTTTAGTGCTTTAGTAAAGCACCTTAGGTACCAAAAGGGTTAATTAGTTTTAAACACTATAGGAAAATGTTTGTACTTATATGTATACTAGATTCTGTTATCTTGAATAGATAACGGTTGTATTAGTGGTTAGCCTGTGAAGAACTCAGAGACTGTTCCTAGTTGTGGAAAAAATATGGTAGCAGCTATTAATGCTCCAATGAGAATCCATCTCCACTGCTCCAATTTGTCGATACGTTTTTCAAGGTTTCTTTGATCGCCATTAACTTCCTTTCGTAACTCTTCTATGGCAGTTAAGATTTTATCTTCTGTTTTCTTAATGCTGTCGCTCATGTTTCTGTGTTGCTCCAAGTTTTCTCGGGTACTGGTTGATATACGGCTGTGGAGCTCTTTTACGGCGAATTCGCCAGTCCGTACTCTCTCCCGATTTGTAGTTTCGTTTGATATAAGTCTTTCTTCATGTACTGCTAAGATTGCGCTATTAGACGTAAGCGCCTTACTAATGCTATCCATAGTCTCATCTAATTTCTGAAACAAATGGCCCATTGCAGCAATATCTGCCTTAATGGTTCCTAATTCTCTTTCAGTTTTTGCTGTAGTATTATTAGTTGTCATGTTTTAAGTCTTTTCTTTTTACGTCTTGTTGCCATTGGCATAAGTCTAGGATCAACACCAGGTTCCCCTTGAGGACCTATTCCTATACCTGCTATACCACCACCACCAACACTATTCTCGTCTATGAAGCTTCTGAATGAAACAATATTTTGTTCTAATAATTTAGAATGTAGTATAACATTCTCATCTAGAGAATACAACTCTAACAAAGCACCAATCTCTACCCTATCATCTTCTTCTTTGTATTCCTTTAACAGAGCAAGAGCTGCTGCAAAAGATAAAAGACGTCTACCTTTAAAGTCTGAAGATTTGGTTAATGCGTATTGTACTTTAAATACAAAACGATTTAGGAATGAGTATGCGTTTTTTTCGGTTGTAGTAACAGCCTTCTTTAAATTTTTGCCACTGGCGTCGATTATACCGAGCTTATAAGCGGCAGACTGTTCTATTGGTGTAGATAAGAGTTTAAGTATCTTATATACTACAATAGTATCGAACGCTCTACCTTCCTGCAATGCCATTTAAATTTTCCTTAGTACTGTTATTAAGTCTTCATTAAGATGCACATCATCTTGAACTCTTTTAATTCTAACACCTGCTGTATAACTCTCTGCCAGTGGTAGTCTATTTAAGAATACTAAAAATGTTTTTAAGTTGGACCAATATTTTTCTTCTAACTTAAAAAACAACATTTCTGTTGTTGCGTTACCAAATACATTGTATAATAAAACTAAATGATTGATTACTAGTCTTTCATTAGCCTCGCCTGTTTTAGTATATCTATTTAACAAGCGTTTGAGGTATTTAAACCTCTTTAAATCATCTTCTAATTCTGCCATCCCTGTACATGAGGGATTTCTATAGTTCTTAATTGCAAATATCAAAAAATTGTCATCATTTAATTCAGTCATTTATTTTTAACTCACCGTTGCGCTTCCTCCAATGAAGAACCACTTGCTAAGGCCTGTATCGTACAACATTGTTGCCGAGTTACCTGCTGCTGAGAAAGCCACATTGTTCTGTACGTTAGCTCCTTGCAATGTCAAAGTATGTGATCCAGTATTGGAAGACATTATAATAATTTTAATTTGTCCGTCGAGACCGGTACCTATTGTAAGGTTGCCGGCGCCGTCGGGATTATGTATGTAGGTGACGTTTGTTGTTGTTCCCACAATTCCTATCGTTGTAATAGTATCGTGATCGCCAACTTGGATAGAATTTGTAAACTGAACTGGCGTTGATATATTGCCAAACAGATTTTGGACAGTAATAGACTTTGAAGTACTACTCTGTACAAGATATGTTAGATCAGCTGCCGCTGCTGTAGTAGCAGCGGTTAATTCTGAGATCTTAGCGTCTGCCATGATTTATCCTTACGCTACGACTGTTAATGTACCAGCTGCTGTACCAATACCCGCTACACTTGTGATAGTAGAAACTTGAGCTTTTCCTTTATCTTTAATTGTACCTGAGTTTAGTCCAAGAGCATTAGCACCTATGCTTAATACATCGTCTGCGTTTGTAGCTGCGTCTGCTGCTGCTACTACTAATGAGAATGTAAGTTCATTTGAACCTGTTCCACTAGCGTATGATAGTAAGTGTGGTCCACGACCTGTGCCTGTACCTTCGTTGCCGTTGGTTACTGATACTTGTGGTGTTCCTGTTACATCTACTGATTCGTTGAATCTTACTAGAGCTGAAAGCGTAAAGCCTGCTGACTTATCTGCTGCTGTTGTAATCCATTCAATCTGTGTAATATCCGCTGCGCCTACTTTAGTTGCAAGTGACGACATAGCTACTAAAACCTCAGAGTCGGCAGTTGTTCTACCGTTACCTGTTTGTTTAGAACCTGCTTCCACTTCCCAACCACGGGCTGTAGCAAATATTTCTTTTTTCTGAGCGGTTGTAAGATACTTAGGCTTACTTTCGTCCGCGTCTGTTGCTCCCCAATTTGACATATTTTTCTCCTATTAATCTATATGTGTTTTAAAATTATTGTGTGATGCATGTCCATGAGACTGCATATGTTCTTTATCTACTGGCTTCCCACTCATATATTTATTAAGAAATTTATGTGCATGTTGAGCAGATACTTTATGTGTTTTTCCATCTTGGAATTTTACACCATCATGTTTGTCACCTAAACTAATAGACTTTCTTAACTGAGCCACAATGTGCTCTGGACCTTTATCTTTTGATCCGTCATGTTTATTAGCTTTGCCTTCAGTAGGTTTCTTAGGTTTAGCTAAGTCCTTGTCTTTGGCAATATCTCTCATTGCATCTTCTTTAGCGCCTTCTTGTACATCGTTGTACAGTCTGTCTGTTTCTGCTTGAAGAGCCACATTAGGGTCTACTACTAAAGGTACTTCTGAAACGTTATTTTTGCCTGTTAAGACATCCATTACAGTTTTGTGTACATCTCTAATCTTATCGCCTTGTGTTCTATAAGTTTGTGTTTCTTCTGGTGTATCTTCGTTCTCTTTGATATCTTTACCCATAGCCTTTTTAATTGCTTTGTCTTTAGAGCCAAAGTATTCATCTTTTTTAGTTTCTAATTTGCCGTCACCGTCATGGTCTTTCTTAGCAATTTTAGATTCTGTTTTAAATGTCTTTGTACCATCAGCTCTTTTAGTAACTGTTTTTGCCTTAGATCCTACTTTACCTGATTTGTTAGGTCCTACGCCATGTTTTTTAGCTTTATCATCTAGCCATTTATGTGGGTCTTTAGGTGGGTTATCAAAATCATAGCCATGATCCATGGCAAAGTTTTTTAATGATCCCTCTTCTAATCCTAACTCTAGTTCTTCATTCGCTCGTCTAAGTGCGTTTGAAACATCTGGGTGATCTGACAATCCTTTCTTAATTTTCTCTGCCTTTTTAGCAGCGCCTGAGTAATCTCCACCTTTATGTCTAGGGTCAAATGCTATGCCCTTGGCCATTTTAATTTGTTTGTCTGAGTAAGTAGCCTCTTCAACATGCTTAAATAGTGATCCCTTAATAGACTCTGGAATATCTCTTACATTGTCTACTTTATTATTAGCTAATGCTCTTTGTAGATTTTCTTTGTAAAGATTATTAAACTTGATAAAGTCTTCTGCTACGCCTGCTTTCTCTTTCTCTCTTCTGAGTTCTTTAGGCATATCTTTAAGCTTCATTTCTTTAGACCTTCTTCCCATACGAGAAGCTAATCTAGTAGCACGCTTTCGCATACCGTCTGAATCTAGATCTGAAATTAAGCCTTCCTTAATATCTGGTTTAGTCATTTGCTTAGGTCCATCTGTTATTTCGGGGTTCTTTTTAGAGCCTCCTTGTACAGGTGATTCCGTATCGCCTTCTGTTTTATCGGCTGGACGATGAGCTACTGCTTCATCGGTTCTTTCCTTGCCGGGTTCTTTTGGTTCGCCTTTCGTAACGAGGGAGGACTTCGATTGTTTTTTCATTTTCTTCTCTTTTTTAACGTCATCTTGGTCTTCCGATCCGTCGTGAACAACGATTTCTATATTATTATCTGCCATTCCTTTCTCCTCGGTTTGATATCTATTTCTTTGAGTATGTAGTTTAGCTCTGTTATAAGTTATATCGTCTCCGAATTGGAACCCCATCATCTTATCCATAAGCTTTGAAATTGCTTCTCTTTCCATAGGTTGTAAATTCTTACCCATTTTAAGATTGGCTAACGCTCTATGTAAAACCGGTAATTGACTAGCTGGCATCATGCCTTGTCTTATCAATGTGTCCAGTCTCTTGTGATCTACGCCTGCCATATACTCTTCTCTTGTTTACTCTTGTATTTATACAATCTATACAGTTGATCTTAATTTTTTAATTTTATAATCTTCAATGAATTTTTTAGCATACTCTACGGGTGGTGGTAGTTCAACCATTCGTTTAGACATATCTTCCCATTTATGCTTAGGGTCTATTAACCAGTTGTGATATGAAAATGGTAATGGGGGTTGATTCCCACCTGTAAAATCGTTATCATACCACTCATGTTCTAAGTATGATAACACTTTATATAAATCTAATGTATCTGACTTCCAGTTCATAAAAGACATTTCTTCTTGGAATGTGCTGTCTTCTGTATTGTATACTATCTCATCATTGTTTGATTCACGTTTAACTAACCCCTCATACAATTTTCTAAACTGTCCTCTTGGCCCGTCTTCCCAAGGTGAGTTGTTATTATTACACTCTGCCATTGTAGTTTTGTGATAGCCATACTTCTGAGGGTCCATTGCAAATCTGCTCTGTTCCTCATACTGTCTTGTCTTATCTGGAATCCATAAAGGCATAATCTGAGATGTTTGTCCGTCCCAATTATTAACTATCCATCTTTTTGTTTCTCTTAATGAATCTAAAGTCTCATGTGGCAGGCCTGCTATCAGACTTAAATGCGCCTGGAAGTGGCCTCTTTCTCTAGCCCACTCTTTATATGCTAGTAAACCATCTTGTAGTCTACCAGAGTGCATACCCTTACCTACAGCTTTTGCGGAAGGTGTGTGAAATGATTCTATACCGTAAAACTGAGAGTTTAACCCTATGTCATGTATCATTTGCCAGTCTTTAGGTTTACATACTAACAAGTCGCCACGAATATAACCTGCACAATTAGGTTTGAACGGGAGTCTCTTTATAGCTCCTGCAAACCTTTCTAATTTTTCTGTGTAATCGTTAACCGTCTCATCTGATATAGAGTAATTAGTTGTGCCCCATTTCTCATAGTTCTCTAACATCTCTGTATATAAATTGTCCTCAGACCTGCTGTGATCTTCCTTAATGTTCCTATATGTGAGGGTACAAAAGTGGCAGTTAAATATACAACCACGCCCAAACTCTACTGTAAGGACCTCCTGTGGCTGTATATGATCTCTATCTTCGTAATGCGTGGACAAGTTCTTCATCCTAGCAGCCATGTAGTCATGGGTAGCGTCTACGCGCCTAAAAGAGTTTCCGTTTAGCCATTTATGTTCTGTATATTTAACATTACCACTAAGAATAGCACTCATAGCTAACTCTCCATAACCATGTACCATGTAGTCTAATGGAAAACCTTCACAATTATGGAATGCTTGAGAGCCACCTATGATTAGAATGTCTGGATATTCTTCTTTAAACCAATAGGTAAATTCATATAATGTTTTAAATCGTATTGAGAATGTAGCACTAAGTCCTAGGAACTTTGTATCCTTAGATACTCTTTGTCTAGTAAATTCTTTAAGCTCTTCTACTGTCCATGATTGAACAAAGTCGAGAACTTCAACGTCCCACCCTTCTCTCCGTAGATGTGTTGCTATCTTATGTGCGCCGGGTGCTCGTTTGATTGAATCATAATAATAATCAACCACACCACCTAATATAATTCCGTGGTTCATAATGTTATTTATATGTTATAAGGTAGGGTTTATCCTTTTAAGGCATTCTTCAGCCCACTCTAAGTGAGTGTTTACGCCTGGGTGATGCCCGGTATTTCCATCATCATAGGCGTAATCACTCCATTCCCATCTTTTAAGTGTGAACTCTGGGTATGCTTGTGATACATGAAAATATACGTCTGAGTCCCACCCACCCATTATAAGATTAATATTCCTTTCATTACATATTTTAACAATAGCATCAATATAAAACATTAGAGCTTGTTTAAGATTTATAGGTTCCTTACCTTGTCTAACGTCCTCTCTTAATTCCTTGTAGTCGTCGGTGGCTAAGTTTTCCAACAATGTTATCCACTCTATTGAGTTAGGTTTGATACCTGATAGTGCTGATAGTGAACGAAACATGTTATCTCGGAAACATAGTAGTTGTAGGTGAGGGAATGTAAATATAACCGTGTCTAGATTAGTTACATGTAGAGTAGCAATAAACTTCTTGTACATATGAATAATATGATTTGATGGTGTCCCTAAATTAAACACACCCCAATCATCTCCCAATCTGTTTTGTAATATCTGAGAATAGGAGTTCTCTACACCAACACCCATTGTTGCACTACAACCAAATACAGCAACGTTCTTCTTTCTACCTAGAGGAAACTGATCGCGGAAGTTATACTTATTTATTGTGTAGTCCCAATCTGGGTGGGTCTCCCATTCAGGCCATATTGAGTTTATTTGGAACTCTTCTTTCAGGCCTAGTAATAAATTTAACTGTTCGGGAGTTAATACACCGAGACTACGCATGTCCCAGAATGTTTTTGTGTATCGAGGATCGAATAATTCCAGAGTTTTCATAGAAGCTATCTGGATTCTTGCTACCTGGGGTAGCCCCCAATTGCCTTTGGGCCTCATAATATTTAACCTACTGAATAACTAAATGCTTTATAAGCCTTGGAAGCCTTTTTAATTGTTGGACCACCAGATTTAATTCGTGACTTGAATGCTTTTGCCTTAGGTGCTTTAAACTTGCCAGGCTTCTTAATTTTATATCTCTTAGCCTTCTGACTAGCTGCTCCACGTATTGCTTTAGCTGCTTTGTACTTCTTACTAGTAGTAGCCCCTGCCTTACCTCTACTTCCTAAACGTTTAATTTCGTTCTTTCTCATCTGAGGTAATAGTTTAATTGATATACGATTAACTAATGGTTGGAATCTAGTAATCATTTTCTCTACCCTTGCCTTCTCAGCAGGTGGTAAAGATCCTCTATCTCTTCCTCTGAGCAATCGTTTGTATACCATAAGTCTCGCACCACGAGTAGCTCTTCTTTTCAATCTGTCTGGAGTTGAACCACGTCTTAGAGCAATACGTCTTGCTACTTTTAATTTTTGTTTGTTACGTCTCGCGTTAAAACGTCTTTTCATACGTCCTTGTACAGATAGTACTTCGTGTATAGCTACATCATTGTTTGGATCGCCATCGAAGTCTTCATCTTCTAGTTCTTCTTCGTCATAAAGACCTAGATTAAGAGCATCTTTGAATGTGAAGTTGTCTGCTGCTTTATCTAACTCGTCGACATCTATTTGTTCTATATACCACTCGCCGTCTTTACCTGTTAACCAATGGCCTTCATCACCTGTATCATGTGTCTCTTTCTCATTGTTAACAGGGTACTCGTGTTTACTGTGGTTTGCTTGATTAGGTTCAATGTGATCGTAACCTACAAAGTTTTCAGGATCTGCATATCGCATCAAGTCAAATGTTTCATTGTATCCTTTAACAACAGGGGCGTCCTGGTGAAGAGGATCCATGTCCCCCATATGAGGTGATATCAACTTCTTCTTTTTGTTTAACAGTTTTTCTGTTATCTTTGTACCAATCTCATCTTGAGGCCTTCTAGCCTTAATAGGCAATGTTTTTAGAGGTTTAGATACTTTCCCTTCGCCTGGTGTTAGAGATTTGAAATATGCTGTGCCTTGAGGTGTTCCCCATTCCATACCGCCTGGAGTTGGATCGTAACGTTCGTCTTCTTTAATAGGCACCGGGGAGGGATTCTTTTTAACAGACTTCCTTGCTGAGTCTATCATTCGTTTTTCGTGTTTTGCTAACGTTTCTTTTTGTTTGGCATTGCGATCGTCCCAGTAGCCTTCTTTCTGAGTAGTTAACGAATCGTAGCTTATCTTTTTATTGAAGGAAGCTTTGTAATCCTTAATAGATTTGAATTTACTTCTGTCTACTTTTATCCCAGCTTTCAATCTATCTTGTGGTTTAGGAACGTTGCCTGCCGACATTGCAGCTACATTTTCTTTCTGCATCGAAGCGTCTTGGTGTTTCCACCAATTATGATCGTCTTTTTTGGAGAGTGCTTTTAAGTCCTTATGAGCGGACTTAGGTATTACTACCTTTTTTTTTGAGAGTCCACACGTTTTTTAATATTTTCGCCTGAGACTGGATTGTAAAGCTTCTTCTTACTAGGTGAAACTGGTTGTTTCTCGTTGGCTGAATCAACTGCTTTGACAACCTTATCAACTCCGCGCCTTACTAGATTGGCTAAACTTTCTTCCATATTATTTAAATCGAATACAATATGGTTTGCTTCATTTACCTTAGGTGATTCCTTCGGTAGGCCTGCTTTCTTAAGTTTCTCTTTAGTTCTTAAATCTGAAACAACTGGATCGTAATTATCATTAGAAGACTCTGTTTTTAAATTCTTCATTATTCCTACTTGTCTTGCACGGATGTCTTCGCCAATTCGTTTATCTTTTGGATCTTTGAACTGAGATGCAATTTTATTTTGTAAATGCTTAGGTATAGGCTTATTACTAGGTTTATATTTAGGTTTTAAGTCCGCTGCCATATCTTTAATATTGTAGCCTTCACTCCAATCTTTTCTGACGGTTTCTTTTCCACCAGGGCCGATGTCTGTTACTTTTGTTTTAATAGGTGGACCGTTGTATTTAATCTTAACTGTTTTAAGACTGTCTGGCTTTGTGCTGTGTACTACAGCTTTCTTCCTACCTGCTAGTGCTTTTGCTCGCCTTTTTTCGTTATCATTAAAATCTTCATTTTGAGTGGCTCTTTTTGCTAATTTCTTAGTTGCTCTAATAACACCCTTTGCTCTCTGGACACTTTTCATGTCTTCTTTCTCGCCTGCGTCAAAATCATCTGAGTGTGCTAATTTGTGAGCTCCTTTAGAAGCCAAATTACCTACTGATTTTTTACTTAGAGGTGATACTGCTTTTCTTACATAATTGGATAGTGTCTTAGTTTCTAGCTCTGTGATGTTTTCTTCTTTCATCTTAAGGGATTTTAGTGGCTTTACTGAAAAGTTTTTTGAATTGTCGTTATGTGTGTCGCCCATTGGTTTCACCAAAGCTTTTTTAGCTGGCCTACCAGAAGCTAAGTCCTCACTCATAAGTTTTATTGATTTTTCGATGTCTGTTACTGGCACTTTTAATCTCTCCCTTACTCTTATTTATACACGGTTAATCTTTTACTTCCGGATCTACTGGTTCTTTAGGTTTATTAGCAATAGCATCTTCGTAATATACGATAACTGTCTTTTGCTGTTCTATATAACGGACTAACTCTGCCATGTTTAATGACAGGTTCTCATAGTCTGGGATGCTAAGTGCAAAGAATACCATGTCTGCGTGAGTAGTTGTAAATTTTTCTTTAAACTCTTCAAAGTTAGCTTCTGTTACCGCCCAGTATTTCGTAGGGTATAACGAAACTCCTCGTGGCCTAGGTTGTATAGGAATTGCTCTTTCTATAAATTTGGTTTGTACTTCAATCTGTGGTGGAGTTTGAAGTAAGCTACAACCACTACTGACTATCAGTAGAAGTAATAGACTCGAGCTCTGTAGTAAGCTTTTGTACGGCATTGTTTACCCTCGTTTCAATTAACCCTGGCTTTCTTAGGGTTAGTGCTGTTAAATTGTGTTCTCTTAGTTTTTTCGACAGTTCACTACCATAAGCCTCTGAAGCCTGTAATTTTACATTTAGCTCATTTGATAACGATTGAAAACGTTCTCTGTCGTCGGATAACGTATCTATCGTATCCTGATTAGTTTGTGCAACGATTGATAACGCTGCGTTGTTCTCGGTTAGTCGTGTTATCTTCTTTTCAGTAAAATAATAATAAGTGCCAAATGCTAACGTCATCATCAGGAACATTCCAAAGAATACTTTACTCATTTTTATACCTTTTCTTTTCTAGTTTACTTATCCTCTCCGCCAACTCTTTAGCATTACCCTTCTCTATAGCAGGGTGTGCTTGTGCCTCTAACTTGTCTATTCTTGTGGCAAGTAATGGATAATCTTGTCTCCACTTTGCCTCTTTTTTGCCTATTTCTATGTCGTATTTTTCGCTTAGGTAAAACATAAAGTTATCCAAATGTACCTGGAACCATACTCCTGCCTTTGTACTTAGGAACCACTTACTAAAAGCGTTTCCAAAAACTGCTGTTATACAAGCGATACTTAATTTTATTAATATTAACATCTCCACCTCTTTAATGATTGGGCCTTTCTAGTCGGCCGCCCTTTATCGTCTTCCTTAACACAATTATCTACAGTTCTCTTACCTTTCTTCTTAGAGCCTTGTAACTTGTATCCGTCCCAACATGCTTTACCGTCTAATCCTTTTGCCTTTTCCTCAGTAAGAAAATTTGAGAAGTCCATCATTCCTCTCTCCTCTTTCTGTAGATTCATTCCTTCACGAGTCGCCTTGAATAATTTCTGTCCATGTTCGTCTGAATGGTTAGGGTGTAGTCCAGATTTAAAAGATTTGTAATCGTTATTAGTGGCATGAGCTCTCATCTTTGTTCCACTTATACCCGACACACCTTCAGCATCAGGATCTCTATGTCCTGCTGAGAGAATATGTATTTTCTTATAGTCGTATTCTTTTCCGTTGTACTTATGAGCCAACGCTTTAAATTGTTTTACTCTGTCAGAACCCACAACCATTGTTGCGTGTGTATGTCCTTCCTGATTGAATTTTTTAAGTTGGTGTAAAAATGAAGGGTGTTCTTTAGTAGAGTTTGAGAAGTTTACATCAGGGTGAACATGTTTTAAATAATCTGTCTTATGATTGTGATGTAAAGGATCTGTTTTAGGTTTTTGTGAATGACTAACAACCACTGAATGGTTAGCACCAATCTTATCTGCATGTGATTTAACCTTGTCAACTACCTTAGAATGTCCAGCAGTTGGTGGGTTCATCCTACCATATGAAAATACTATGTGTTTATCTTTATTTTCTGTTGTCATTTTTGTTAAAGTTTAGTGCGCTAAACTCCTTCCTGTCTACGAATTTGGATGGTCTTCCACCTCTAATGGCTACAAAGCCTTCTGGTTTTACTTTCTGTCCATCTACCTCATGTCCCCATTCTGATTTCTGGGACATTGTTTTTGTAATAACATCTTTAGCTGCTTGTAAATGTTTGTGCATACCCATTGGACCTTCAAAGTGTTTCTTATTCTTATTTATATGTCCCATAGTATTGTCCATGGTAGTTTGGTGCCTTGCTTTAGCTGCATCTGTCTTAACACCATCTATCTTCTTCTGATGGCTCTTACTGTGATGTGCTACAAACCCCTCATGCGAGTGTTCTTCACCTGTCCGTACTGTATGATTAATGTAAGTCTTCATTGCCACAGCGTGTTTCTGGACTGTCTCGTGGTGTTCTTTTGGGGTATTTTTGAAGTGAGCCACAGCCTGTTCCAAGTGATGGTCTACTTGCTTACGATCTTCCTGTGTGTAGTGATGACTGCTAACATCGTGGTTGGCACTCATAAGGTGCACATCTTTGTGCTTTGTGAACTCCTTAGCGTCAATAGCACCGTGTTTAGCCTTCATATCCGCTATAGTCTTACCCTCGTACTCCGTGTGTATCGCTAACCCTAGCTTAGCTCTCTTAGCTGCTTTACCGTGGTCTGAGTCTGCGGGTGCGTGATATGTTATTAACTGTGGTGTAAAGTCTACCCTGTTGTTCTTCTTATCGTGCTTCACATCGCCTGCGTGCATTATGTCCGCTTGGTATACACCGTTTGGCTTTATCTTGTGAGCGTGATCTAAGGCACCTTTGAGCTTACTTACTAACCCTGGTGCGTGTCCATGATTCTTTTCTATATCCTCATGGGTGTGATTAATCTTTGGTGTTTTGTTGAATGCTGATTTGGATGCTACGAAAAACTTACCGTTCTCGGGGTGTTTACCAAATACAACAGCAGGGCTACCATCATATTTAATCGTTGTCGCTGTATCAGATTTCCCTTTGCCTTGTAAGTCGTTATGCACATCATTAATAGTATGGAATGCGTGTCCAAAACCTTTGTGTCCAGCATGGATGACGTGATCCTCAACATGTTCTAAATGCTTGAGTTTATCTTCTTCTGCGTCTTCTTTTAAAAATTCTACAAATCTCATATCAGTATTTATAACTCCTGAACATACGGAAAGTCCAGCCGAGCTGTTTTTGTTCCTCGTAATTTCTCTACTTCTGGTGGTGCTAGTGGTGCGTAAAAATGATCTTCACTAGTATATACTGTCTTATCTACTGCGTTGTTTACGCTACCATGCTTTCCAGCACGGACATGGTCTATAATAATAGGCGTGTCTCTGAAAGAAACATCTAATTTTGCTACTCTATTCATAAACTCTCTGTCCCCGTGGTGGTGTCCTGTGAAGGACTCGTCATACCCACCAGCTTCCCAGAATATTGTCTTAGACATCAAAAAACAATTCAAATGGCCTGAATATCTAGTGTCACTCGTTAGTCTAAATAGCTTTTGTTGCCACCTAGCATAACTCATATGATGATAAACACTATTAGGAGTAGGACGTATTTGTCTGAACCTAGCAACTTCCCCTGGGGGGATAATCATATCTATATCTGCAAATTGTATCCATTCTGTTGGGGCAACTGTAGCTATTAAATTTCTACAGCCATGACTATTAAACCCTAGGTTCTCTGTAACTCTCCAAACTTGTAGCGTTGGACCCCACTCTGGAGGCCGCCAATCGCCAATAACTTCCATTGCAGAAGTTTGTTCGGAGCCATCGTCTACGAGGACTATATCACATCCTTGACTGTAATGTTCCCATTGCGCTATCTGTTCGCGCAGTCTGTCGGGCTCGTCAAAGTATGTGAAACCGAAAGTTAATCTACTCGGTTCCCTCGAAGTCTTTGACATCTGTTGCTGGGAAGTCAATAGTGTCTCCATGTTGTAGTTGAAAGTGTTCGTTGTGTGTCAAGGATTCAGTTAGATATAATTCATAGCCTGAATATACCTCTGCAAAAGAGTCTGACATTTTTCCTTCCAACATATGCTGGAACTCCTGAACCATTCTACCTATTTCAGATATAGTTGGCTCACCATCAAAATTACCTAGAATGTATTCGTTGCTACCAGTTGGTGCCCACATGGGGAAGTCTTTCTCTCCCTTTGCTGTCCATAGCCTAGTGGATGCTACTAGTTTCAACTTCTGCATTATACAACTCCAAATTTTTAGTTATTTCTTTTAAATCGATACTGTTTTTTGTAGCTAATTTCTTAGCTGTGTCTTTCCAATAAGCTCTAAAGCTAGGGTCTAGTGTTCTACGGCTTGCGTTCAAGCAGTTAACTACTCTGCGCGTGTTCTGATCTAGTTTTTTCATAATCTTTCCTCTGTGTAAGGCAGTTCGCCTTGTATTAATAATTCGGCTGACAATTTAGGGCCGGCCTCCACGATTCTATTTCTTAGAGATGTACTACTAAAAGTATGATCTCGTTTGTTATAGAATAATTCAATGTTGCGATCTAAACAAATCTGCTTGGCGGTGAATTCTTTATTTCTATATTCCTCACCTAGTATTCTCATGTTCAATGGGAGTGTTAGAAATAAATCTTCCAATTCGTCTTCAGTAGAGTACATAACGATCTCATCAACATACTTTACAGCAGCTAATTGTATTTGTCGTTCTACTATACTTTGTATGGGTCTGTTCTTAACATCACCACGATCAATAGTAGGATCAACCTGTAGCGCTGCTATGAGATAATCACAATGACGTTTAGCTTCTTCTAACATTACAACATGTCCTGCATGTAACAAGTCAAATGTGCTACAGGTAATTCCTATAGAGCCACAATCTTTATAATCTAATCTCATTGTATCCATCCTATAATTATATTTAGCATTATTAAATACACACAAGCAAGGTTAGACATTACTATAAAGGTTCGGATATATGAAATTCGGTTTTCATTATTAACATCATATCCATCCTCTTCGTCAAAAGATCCTAGTGCGTGTTTCCATATTGTCCACAACTTATTCATCCTGTGGCCACACCGAACCGAATGTCCTATCATATGTTCCATTAAACCCTGTGGCTGGTATGATATCTGTTAAATCTCGTCTCCAGGCATTAACTGTGTCTGTTACATAGTCCTGGTATTCGCCTGGATCTACGCCATCAACATCTAGTTGTTCTCGGAACCATCCACCAGACTCTTCTCTTTGGCATACAAGGTTATCTTCGTAATTGGGGGGTTGTTTATATCCCGCATATCCATATGTATCATCGCATCCTGGATTGTCTGTTACCCAAACACCAGCAAACATATAGAACTCGTCTTCGTATACCATACTTAGAACACAATACGGATCTACTTGAATCATATGTTCAACCAACTCCTCAAAGAATACATCAGGGGCAATCCATGCTGATGTTATTTCAACAGCAGTACCCATGAACTCTGTAATCCTAGCTTCCCTAGGACCTACAAACATATCCATAAACGCCTGGCGCTCTTCTCCCTCGTCTGGTGTGTATGGTCCAAAAGTATATATATCCGAATACTCTAATCCACGCTCATCTTTATTCTCAATCTCTGAAAATACTCTTAAGAACTCGTGTTCCGATTCAATACTACCAGATTCAAATCTGATTGTTGAGTATACGTTATTTGCCATGCAGTTTCTCCCTTTGTTTAACGAATGTTTGTGCTGTTTCTATTGCTAAAATTTCATCACCTAATATTTCTGTAAAAATCAAATTATCTTTACTAAAAAACTCTACTTGGAACAGTTCGCTGTCGCTCTTAACTGGCGCCACCACTGCTCTAAAAAATTCGTTTCCAAAGGAAGTATTCATCTTATCTCCAATGATATATGGAGCTTGAGATAGGAGTCGAACCTACGACCTGAGGTTTACAAAACCCCTGCTCTACCAACTGAGCTACTCAAGCATTTTACTAATGCTATTTATTTATACATGGCTCTTAAACCCTATTAGGGTAGGTCAACCAATAACCTGGAATAAGTATGAGGGGCTGGGTATTACCCAACCCCCCAAGCACGGTTTAACTAAAAACCGATGCGCCTTCAGATGAAAACGCTGCTGCTACCATAGCCCTTGTAGGGGTTCCAAGTCTATAAGTAGGGTTACCTATAGAATTAGTGTTAGTATATACAGCATAGCCTTTAGATCTAAGATCAAAGATCCTAGCAGGTAGTCTATTTACCTTTAACTTGTGCGTTGCTACTGCATTGCTCAAGCTTTTGCCTTGCTGCAAAAAGTTTAACACTTTCTGAGCATCGCTCACTTTACGATTAGCCATTGATGGCCTCCATGTTGTTGTTGGCAGAATTGCCTGCACCCTCGTTAACAATTACAGTTGAGCTTACGCTTACTGTTCTTGTAGTCTTAGGTACATTCCTATACATGACTCTTTGGAGTGCGTCTCTTGCGTCAAAGTTAGACTTAATGTCTTCCCTCTCCAACAAGTATTCTGACGCAGCCTTCTTAGTCATGGCTTCCGGCAGCTCAGCGAACCACGTATCGTTGTTCCCCTTTGCCGTAAGTTTCTTGATGCGAGACACCATATCATTTCCGAACCGTGCTTTACACACGCCTTTCTCTGACATTGAATATCCTGCATATTTAAATAATTGATTACTCATAACAACTTTCCTTTTTTTCATTTAATGTTAACACTATTATAAACTCTTACTAAGTAAAAGTCAACCTTTATTGTACCAAAAGCATCAATTAAGCTGCCTTTAAGATACGCTTCACCAAACGCTCTTCTGAGTATTTTAAGCCCTTGTGGTAGCAGTAGTAACCTAAGTCACCTTCTACGTCCTCAGCAGCCATGTCCCATTTAAGAGCGGTTCTGATGTCCTTTGCACCCATATCAACTAAGTTGCGTAAATGTGCCTTCCAGGCTGTCTTAGCCTCTTTTGCCATTTCATTTTCACGCTCCCAAGTCTCATCGGCTGCTTTCGAGTAGTACTCGATATCTTTTTGTAATTCGTCAATGGAGCAAGCCTTCCAGTCGAAACGAGCTCTAAACCCGTTAGCTTCCTTCGAGATGTCGGATATAGTACCGTACATCTCCCACTTGATGGCGTCCTCAAGAGTGAAGACTCCAGCCTCATTGTAATACTCCACAGTATCAAACTCTGAGACCCTACCATATTCCGCCAAATTCTGAGCCTGCTTAGCCTCACAAAATGCTTCTAATGTAGTGTAGTCTGTTAGTTTGATGTATGTCATATCTTTAATCCCTTTTACTTAATTATACCGTTATTATGCACTCTATTGAACCACATGTCAACCTTTTTCTGTGCTTTTTTCAAAAGAGTTTTGTCAGCCTTAACAAGGAGTTGTACCAATTGGTCCTTTTCCTTCATGTAAACCTTAGCAAAATCCTCATCATGTTCGGTGATTGACTTGGTGTTATCAAGCAAATCTGCAATTTTTATAGTCTGTCCCTGTGAAGATGCTTGGGCAGAATGCTCTCTGTCCATAGTCTTTCTAAATGCTCTGTTACCATCTTCTGGCTTGGATATATCAGTCAATTCTTCAACCAAATCTGCTACACAATGTCCAAAATGGAAGGCAATCTGATCTAGTGTTACATCACAGTCCTCAACGGTGTCATGCAATACAGCTGCCATAAGCATTTCGTCCGTATGTTCTACAGTTTTAACTGTCTCCATAACTGCCAAAGGGTGTACTATGTAGGGCTCTCCCGTGTATTTACGGGTCTGTCCTTCGTGTGCCTTTGTGGCAAATGTTATGGCTTTTTCTATTTGTTTCTTCATTATACCGTTATTATAGCAAGCGGCGGACCATATGTCAAGCATTATCTATGTTTTGGTGCAAATCTTTTTATCTATGGAAATCAATTACTTAGGTAATCCCTGTAGGGGGCTGTACAAAGGGGCTATTTTAGGGTAGCCTAGGGTACTACTTGGAGTAATAAATCCCTTACAGGGTGTCTGTTAGAGCCGATATTAGCTCATATGTACGTTTCTTAGGGTCTAGCACGTCTGTAGTGTACTTTACTTCAATGCCACGCCTAGTGAACTCATTTATTATCTTAGTCCTTTGCTTGGGTCTCCCCTTGTTTAGGACATCAATTAATGTCTGAGGTGTTGCTTGTTTCACATAGTAATGATTAATTTTAATCTTACCTGTTTGTCTGTCTTTTATCTTTTCACTTGATCTGTATTTAGCGGGCATTATGTCTCCTGTATATTATATTATTTTCCTTTGGTGTATGCTTGGGCGCCAAAGAAGGCCGCCACTATTCCTGCTACTGCAACAAAATATGTTGGTGCCATATCTCCTAGGGTTGCCTGTGCTTGATCTAATCCTGCTAATGATGCACACACCACAGCAAATGGGTATAACAACAAGCCTGCTAATGCAAACCATGTCATTTTTCTCTGTGCATCTCGCATTGCATCAGCATCTTCTAGTTCTTTTCTTTTGAACTCTAAGAACATTTTCTCTTCAGCTTTGCTTACTTTACCGTCGCCGTTTGTATCGGCTGGGTGGGCTATTTTAGCTGCCTCTTCTTCAGTCCAATCGTTTTTTGAATCTACCATATTTACTCCTTTGGAAATAATTCCGTGTAATTATTATTCTTTCCTTTACATTGTAAAAGTTTGTTGGAAAGTTCATTTATATTTATATCAGTTTTTAACTTAGCAAATGGGATATACCCCAACCTTAATGCTTCCATGTCATCAGGTAGATTTAATCTTGTTTTAAGATTGGCGTGCATTACTTTAGCCCTTGCTTTAAATCCTTGTGATGTATGCGAATTGATCTCTGGTCCTAACCAACAATGGAAACTTGGACGGCAAAGGCTTTGTGGATGATATTGATCCTTTTTAATACCAATGTCCTCAGAGAATACGATCTCTGCAAAATGTTTACCAACATGAGCATAATTTACATACAAATGTCCAGGGACTCTCTCCACGGTGAAATGTTTGTAGTCTTCTTCCCGTACATTAATTTCTGCATTAGTGTTGTTTTCATTACCCCGTACACTATGTCCCCACCTAGGAGGAAACCCAGATGATTGTAATTCATGGTAATGGATCAAGTCGTTAAGTCTGCTAGCGTCTGGATGATCTGGATGATCTGCAAACATCTCATGCAATTTATTCATGTCTGAGTCTGCTGGCCAACCAGCCATATAAGCTATCTTTTCAATCTCAGATTTAATCTCTCTTAAAGTCTCTCCCATGAAAAAGAATTCGTTTGTTTCGTGTACGTTTGCTACTAGGAACTTAGCAAATCTTTCAGCAATAGGAGTATCAAGTACTTCCCATTCTACGTCGTTAAAATTTAAAATCATTGTAATTTCCTTCTGTTTTCCCACGATCGAATACTGGCATTTCAATATTCGCATCAGTTAACTGCTGTTGTGCAGATTCGTCTAAGTCAAACAATTTCATCCTAGGCCTATCTACCCCTATCATAAATCTTTTGTTAGTTGTAGGATCTGCATATCTATTCTTCAACTGTTTAATCATTAGCTGTCCCATATTCTCTAACTCCTCATTACTTATAATAGCAAACATTAAGTCTGCTGTAGCAGGGAGTCCAAAACTCTCAGAAGTATCTGTTAGTGAGACATCGCTGTTATCGTAACCACCCCTTGTTGTCTGTGTAGCACTTACAATAGGAACGTCTTGCTCTACTGCCAAACCTCTAAGCTCTTCCGCGATGCTCTTAATAATAGTATAAGAGTTAGCGCTACTGCCAGGTTTAAATCGGCTACTAGAACAAATATTCAAGTAGTCAATAAAAATAATATCTGCAGAGAAGTTTCTCTTTAGTTTTAATTCATTTATTAATGCCTTAAAGTGTCCACTATGTGCTGATGCTGTAGGATATTCCTTAACAATAAGTCTACCTTGTATCTTATCATTAATTTTTTTAATCCTATCATCAAACATCTGCTTAGATAAATCCTTCAAATCACCAATAGGTATATTCATCATGTTAGCGTCTATACGTTCTGCGATCCTTTCCTCTGACATCTCTAGTGTAATATAGAGTACATTCTTACCCTTTGAGATTGCCGCTGATGCCATATGACACATAAACAGGGACTTACCTACTCCCGTGCCTGCTAGTGCTATGTTTAATGTTTTGTTAGACAATCCACCGTCTGTTATCCTATTAAACATATCTAAGTCAAACTCTACCTTCTCTTCTAGCCTGTGATAATATTCATACCTACCTTCTGCATCTTCAATAAAGTCATGTCCGATGTTAGTATCAAATCCTACAGACAATGCCTCTGATAAAATCTGAGGTAAAGCATCTGCTGTGTGAGTAGTACTCTTACCGTCTATGATCTGTATGCTTTCCATAATACTATTGTACAATGCTTTATCCTTACAAAACTTCTCAGTCTCATCAATAAGCCATTCCAAGTTAACCACAGTACCATTCAAATCATTAACCACATCCATACAATGTTTGTAGCTTTCATCGTTAAGAGATTTATCCTCACCTAGGGCAAGTATAATAGCCTGCTTGCTAGGTGGGTTGTTATATTTTGTAACAAAATCTGAGATTATATTAAATACTTTTCTATCCTCATGGGCTGAAAAATATTCTTCCTTAAGGAAAGGGATTACCTTTCTGATATAGGTGTCGTCTTTAACCAGATTTTCTAATATAACTTGTTCTATTCTATTCTTCATACGGTGGCAAATCCTTAATATGCTGGTTATAAACTATAGCTACACACGGTCCACAAATATACATCTCTCCTTCAGGAGTATGAAAGCAATATGCTTTGTCTGCCTTCAGATCTATTTTTGTCTCGCAACGATCACACTTCGGAATATGCTTTGTCAATGTCTTCCTCATTTATTTCTTTAGCAATCATATCAACTGAACCAATAGTGTACCTAGCTTTAACCCATTCTGAAAACGAAGGGTCTTGTAATATAGGTAGCCAAAACTCTTTCTGCAAATCTTTAGCTCTTACTTTAGGTTCTACAACTTCGCCTGTATCCATATTAACTCTCTGATACCAACCATTGCTAGGTTTAATTACATGTCCAGATTCTATTCCCATATCCAATAGCCCAGACCATTTACTAATGCCTTTCTCCCAGGATACTTCTACAGGGATTTTAGATTTCTCTCTAACAAACCTAGACTTCTCAACATTAATTACAAAGGAATATCCTGTAATTTCTGTGCCTGTTTTCTCTTGTCGTCTACCGATAATAAAAATGTTATCTGCTGAGTAGTAAACACCTGTGCCACCACTAACAACATCTTTAGGAAACAAACCAATCTCTTTATATGTATGATTAATTACAATAGCTGGGATGTCTTTAATAGTTAAGTGAGGAGTAACCATTCTGAATAAGGACTTCATTTGTTTAGCCCTTGTCATGTCTGCTACACTCTTACCTTCTAAAGCATCTTCTACTTCTTTCTTACTTGCTAAGTTACCAATAGAGTCTACAATAATCATAACGTGGTCTTCACGTTCGATACCTGCCAACTGTTGCATAATGTCATGCTTTAGTTGTTCAATATCTGCGATAGGTGTATGTACTACTCTATCTGTATCAATCTCAAATGTCTCAAAATAAGACTTAGGTGCACCAAATTCTGAATCGTAGAATAAGATTACTCCGTCCTCATATTTGTTTAAAAAACTTTTAGCTAACAACATACCGAATGCTGTTTTAAAATGTTTACTAGGACCTGCGAATACTGTTAAGCCAGGTGTCAACCCGCCATCTAGTTTTCCACTTAATGCAACGTTAACCGCCGGGACGGATGTTTGTATTAAGTCTTGATCGTTAAAGAACTTAGATCCTGTAAGGATATCAGTCTGTTTAATTGTTGAATTCTTCTGAATTCGTTCTATGAGATTACTCATTATTTCTCCTGCTTGTGTTAGCTTCGATTGCTATTTTCATTATATTAAGTGTATTATAGCATAGTGTAGATGCATGAGTCAAGTCCTTAGGGAGACATGTACCACCAAAACCGATGAGTCCATCAGGACCGGGTACGTCCCAATGTGTACCACCTAAATTTTTATCTTCCTGCATAAACTTTTTAATAACACTATAATCCATATTAAGGCTGTCGCAAATTTCATTGAAATCATTTGCCAAGCCCACCTTTACTGCTAACGCTGCGTTTCTAGCCATTTTAATCATCGACGCCTCTAGAGGAGAACAAACTACAACTTTCTTTTTATTACCATACCAGGCATGTTTAGTCCTAGTAATCCATTGTAAAATATTATCACAATTATTACACCCTATAACAATAGGAATATCTGAGTCATCGACATCTTCTTTCCAATGTCTTTCTCTCAAAAACTCTGGCATTATTACATGTCCTTTGTTAGCATATTTTATACATTGATCAGGCCCAATAGTACTTCTAATTATGGCTTGTTCGATGGGTAAAGTTTCTAGTATATTATCTATAATAGAAGTGTCTAACTTTCCATCAATAAGGTTAGTTGGAACACAAATAAAAGAATATTCAATATTATCCCAATCAGTTACATTGTAACCTTTAACAGGATCATGTATCTCTATTTCTAGTTTTTCAACCAACCAAGATTTCAGAAAGTATTCTGTTGCTTGTCCTACAAATCCATACCCAACGATAGCTACTTTCATTTACGGTTACCCTATCCCACCTGGTGATGTGTAGTCTTCTTTTTGTAAATTCTTAATCCAAGCAGAAGTGTCTTCCTTTATAAAGACGCCGTCTATCATTGTGCCTTTTCGATCTTTAATATCATTATACGCAACTGCCAAACAGTCTCGGAGTGATAGATCGTTTCTTTTAGCAATATTGATAAGAACAACAATAATGTCTCCAATATCATCTGCTACGTCCTGTTTCTTACAGACATTATCTGATAACTCACCTACTTCTTGGATTAGTTTACATACTTGATCCTTGTCTGTAGCACCATCAATTAAATTCCTGTCCACATGCCACTTCTCAATATTATTGATTAATGATTGTAGACTGTCTCTCCATTGTTCACTCATACCATCTCCTCAACGACACCTAGTGTCTCTGCTGCTATTAATAATCCACCTGCCATAAAAGTGTCTCCTGCCATTAGGAAACCACAAGCGACTCCTCGTATTAAACTCTTAATCATACTTACTACAAAATGTCCATCTATAATCATGAAAATAAATCCTCTAATGTTGCCTGGGGTTCTGTGTTCCATCCAAGCGGTGATAAAATGTTAATTAACGGATCTAGGAATGCTTTCTGGAATATTAAATCATAGTCCACATACCTGGAAACGTTAAACTCTTTAGGGAGAGTAGATATAAAGGCAATAGTGTTCTCATGTAGACTATTAGGTTCCTTTAGGTAAAGGAATTTAATCTTGTCACCTTCTTGTATCTTCTCATACCTCTTGCCTAACTTCTGCTCCTTAAGAAGGTTGTTGTACAACAACGCCCCTCGAACATGTATAGGAGTTCCTTTAGCATATATGTCTGCTTGGCTCGTATACTTCGTTAGGTTATTACACCCTCTTGGAAATGCTATCTCCTCAGGGGTAAACTTTTTAAAATCCGTCTGTGTCTGTAAAATGTAATCTTGTAAAGTATCCTCATCACTAGTAAGAATAAGACGAACCGCCTCCTTTAAACTATCTCTAATAGGAGCAGGTGTCGAGGACCTTACAATCTCCAACCCCATAACCTTTAGCTTGGGTTCTTTAAGTCTCAGGCCTTCGTCATCTAGAACATTAAGTGCATAACGTTTCTTAGCAACAAATATGCCTTTGTCTGCTATAACCTCACGCTTAAAGTCTATCTTGTGTTCAAAGGCGTTAGTATAGTTGCCTAACTTTCTCATAGCATTAGCTATCGCAGGTTCTATCTTATCAGTACCTATCTGATCCAACAAGCCAACTACTTTTTCTGTAGATTTATCCGGAAAGAAATTATCAACAAGAGTCTTACATGTAATATAACAAGAGTCAGTATCACTATAAAAGGAATACATTTCTTTCTCAGTACCACAAACCTTGTTCATGTATTCATCAAGAGCTTTAGCTGTGTCTCTGATAATCAACTGTCCTGACATTGTAATACCCTCTGCAATCCTATCATCATAGAATCTAAAGTACTGGTTAGCCATGGCGCCATATAAACTGTTTAACTGAATCTTACGAGCCATCTGGAAGTTGTTGTATTTAGCTATCTCATTCTGATAAACTTTAGCGCCTGTTTCCTGGAACTTCTTCTGTGCCTCCTGCATCAACCTTTTATATTTCAAACGATCATTAAAGAAGGTTTGTACTAGCTCAGGCATAAAACCTTTCTTGTCTCGGGTGTAACAGGAACCGTTGCCTGCCATTGCCAAGTTCTTTTCCTTAAGTTTGTCTAACTTATACCTGTCCAACTGATCGTCCACTGTAACATCATAGCTAAACTCATGGGATATAGTCTCAGGACTCATATTGTACTGCATAATAATTGAAGGATATAGACTTGTAGCATCAAAGCTAGCCACCCATTCATAACTCCCAGGCTTAGGCTCCTGTACATAAGCTCCCTCTATCTGGGACTCCTTCCTACCACCACCCTGTCCAATTACAACTTTCTGTTTCCACAAATAATTATATATCAACGAGTCCCACAACCTAACAGGTGAAAATACATCTCCAAAGTTACACTTGGCATCGTATGCCATAGTAAGAGCTAACTGAATAAGTCTCATCTTATCTTCTAACTCATCAACAAGGACTGTATCAATAATATTGTATTCTACAAACCTATTCCAATCACCATCATAAAACTCTTTAAACGTGTCAAAGCCAGACTCTAGTTTTTTGTGTCCTAGTTCTGTTTGTGCAATAAAGTCTAGTTTGTAGGATTCACGGGTAACATAAGTAAACTTCTTATATAAGTCCAGATAATCTAACTGTGCAACACCTGTAATTTCATATGCTGTCATCTCACGATTAGCAAATTTAATAGGACGTCTATTAACTAGTCCAAAAGGAGAATAACGTTTATGTTCGTTCTCACCTAATACACGTTCTGTCCTTGCAATAATATAGGGTAAGTCAAACAAATTAGAGTTCCAACCTGTAATAACATCGGGACAATTATTCTCCCACCAAATAAGGAACTCTTGTATGAGATTCTTTTCGTCCTGGCAATTAATGTAGGTTACATCGAGATGTTTTGTAGCATCGCCTGGGACAAAATCCCCACAACCAAACGTTGTTATTTTCTTCGTGTTGTTATCTTGTAATGTAATAAGTAACAAACGTTCGTCGGGCATATCTACGTTAGGGAATCCACCTTCTGATGATGTCTCAATATCAATCGAATAGATCAACATATCTTTAGCATCCCACTCAATAGTGGCGGGGAACTTCTCCGTAATATATTGGTATGCGTAATAGTTTTGTCCAAATATAGGGAAGTTAGAAACTTCCTTGTATCTGTTAAAAAACTCTGTAGCTTCTTTGTTAGTCTCGAATTTAACAGGTGATACTAACTCACCATATATAGATTTATATTCTGAAGGTTTGTCAGATTTAACAAAAAGGGTAGGCCTAAAATCATGGCGTTCTGTGTAACGTTCACCGTTACGGATTCCTCGAGTTAGGACCTTATCCCCATAATGTCTGGCATATGTGTAAAAATTCATAATAAAAGTCTCATCTCAAATAATATAAAGTAAGTATAAGCTCTTACGAAGCTAAAGTCTACCTAAAGTAGACTTGTTTGGTACTATGCCATTTTAGCAACAGCAGCATCATAGTCTTCTTGACTTACGACACCTTCTGCCAACAACCTTGCTCTATTTACTTCATGTGCTGCTTGAGTCTCTTCTTTTGAACCACCAAAGTAAGGAACACAATGTCCTTCTTCTGTAAGAATCTCAGTTACTTTTTTCATTTCGCCGTTGTACTCTACTTTAAAGTCTCCTAAGATCCTTCCAAACTTGCCTTTCATATCTTCGCCATGTTTGTCTTCAGTAGTAATAAGTCTGCCACCATTCTTCATTAGCTCTTTTAAACGTGCTTTGGCTGCTTCGCCAAATACGTCTTCTACTCTATCACTTGTGCGTGACTCTGGAGTATCAATACCCATGATGCGAACACGTTCATCGTTTAAACTGACGCCAAAGCCTAAATCAATATCAACGTCAACGGTATCACCATCAACTACTTTAATTACTACTACGTCATATTCGTTATTTTTCATACTCATATTTTTGTCGAGGCCTCGTTTAGAATTTTTTTGTTAATAAATTCGGGTTGGATTATTTTACTGAATTGCTGGTTGTATGACTTAAGCATTTCACTGCCTGGATCGTAAATTGATACGACATGATTTGGGAATACAGGAACTTTATGATCCTTTGCAAACGGTGCGTAAGGAGCGAGCCCTACACCAAAGTCTGTTTCGCTACCTGGCTTAGGCATCATCATAATAATAGCGGGTTTGTTTATAATCAAAAACGCTCTTCCTTCTACTTCAAGTTCCTCGACATCGCCAATGATGTCTTCGCCTGTGGTTAGTTTAACAATTTGTATATTTGGCATAGGGTTCTCCTTATTTAATTATGTAATTTTGATCTCTTGAGGTTTCTTTTCCTCAGGGATCTCTCTTTTTAGTGCAATTAGCAACATGCCATCTGTGAACTCACCGCCAAGTACTTTGACTTCTTCAGCCAATGCAAATGTACGAGTGAAGTTTCTAGCTCCGATGCCTTTGTGATAATACTCTGGTTCATCTTCTTCTCGGTTTTGTACACCTTGAACTACCAGTTTGTTACCTTCAGGAACAAGATGAATATTGAACTCGTCTTTTCTGAAACCAGCTGCTGCTATTTCAATAGAAAAATGATCTTTGTCTTGTTTGATAATATTATAGGGAGGATAATTATGAGCGATATCTGAAACTGTGTTTAGATTTGCTAGTACCTTATCGAACCCTATTGCGAATGGACTAATTCTGTTAAAAATATCGTCCACATGTGATGTGTTGAATTTATGTTCTGCTACCATGTTGTTTCTCCTTTAATAAGCAAGTTAATAAATTATATACCCTTACGGCGTATACAGTTTTATTTATACAACATAACCGCCTTACATATAGTCTTTGGGTGAATTATTTTAATTAAAAGCTTCGTGTCCTTCAAAAAACATCTGTATCATTACATACACTGCTATATTAACAAAGATAAGAATTCCATACATTATGTAACCTTGCATAATCATCGTTGAGCTTGAAGATTATTATAACCTTCATCATCTAAATGTGTAATAGCAAGCCAGGCATGAGTCATTTCATCTCCTGTCCTACTACCGCCCATTACCCACAT